TCATCTAATGTAATGATTGTGTTTCTAATTGTGCTGATTAATCCCTTTTCAGATTCTATACTTAAACGAATAAAACCATCAAGAGATGCAACTGAAAGTATGCGAATGTCTGTTAATGTAATTACGCCATTGTTGTAATCAATTGTACCAGCATTTTCAGTAATAGTTTGTTTTTGAGAATTCTTATCGTAGTATACTGTGCTTAGTGTTCCTATTCTGGCATCAATCACTGCTTCCGCAGTTCCACCAAAACCATTTCCACCGCTAATTGTGATCGTTGCTCGTGTATAATTAATTCCGCGATTAATTACTGTTACGTTGTTCAATCTTCCGTTGACAATATTTGCAACAGCGGTAGCGCCAGTGCCATCTCCGGTAATCGTAACCGTTGGCGTTTCTGTATAATTTTGACCAGGATTTAAGACGTTGATTGAAGATACTCCAGAAAAAGATTGCGGAATCTCTTCAAATTGAACCTCTTGTATGGCGCCATCAGAATCAAACACGCTAAATGGCGTTGAAACTAATTTATTACTGATTGTTCCTCTATGAAGTGGTACATTGAAAACGATTGTGTATGGTTTAGATTCGCCTAATGTAGGTTTAAATCTTTTCTGTACACGTATACTAACTTCTGAACCTACGATTGAATTTGTGTCAACACTATCAATATCATCTTGGAGTTTTGATAGTATTAATGTAGACTCAAATTTATCAAGATATTGTGATTTATAATTTAATACTGCATTACGAACTGCAATTTTTAACTGCTCTTGTGTTAAAATTGTCTTTTTAGGATTATATAATACGTTTGATGAAATCAGCAAATACAAAAATTCAGGATCACGAATGACTGTATTTACAGCAACAATAGCTTTAGGCTTAATTACTTCATCAATAATTCTTTGCTTTTCCGCTTCTGAAATAAAATAGTTTTGTTTTGGTTTAAGAGAAACAAAAACTGTTCCATAAATTGGAGGTATCTCATCTTCGCCACCCCAAACTGAAACAGAGTCTACAGAAGGATAATTTTTCTTGATGTATGATTCATAATCTTTATATGTTACCAAACGATTCTGTGTGGTAAATTGTAATGGCGCTGAAAATTTAATTTCATCAACACTTTCTCTTTCTGCTCCACCAGATGCAGCGTTTACTGGGTTAATAATAAAGTCCGTTTGAACACCGCCCAACGAATCTGTGAGAGTTTCTGTTGCAACAAAGTTATTCGCTTTGTTTGCAACTTCTCCATTTGTTATGAGATAATTTACATTAACAATTGAACCATCAGATATTTTTTTACCTATGACATCGTTACCAAAATAAATTTGATATTGTCTATTTTTACCTTCTTGTAAGTAAAACACCTCAGATGTTGTTTGTGTATTACTTGCATCTGTAGCCAAAGAATATACTGAAATTTCTGTATTTGAAGAATTCGGTTGTACGGTAACAGTAACAGTTGAAGTGTCAATGTCTGTATCAGGTAAAGTAAATACTTGTTTAGGATTTGTTGATTCGTTATGCGTAAACAAATAACTTACAAGTTGACCCTCGTATATCGGCAAACTTAAAAAAGTAAAATCACTATTAGCTTTTTGTACAGTAGTTTCACTAAGAGTCACAAAGCCATAGCTTACGCCATCTATTTGATTAGAAAGAAAACGGAAACCTTTTGGTATGCTCAAAGTTGATGCTGTAGATGTTGAAGTATTTACTGTGAAGTCGATCAATGCTCGTGGAGCTTTACGTGAATATGGAACATAACCTAAAGTTTTTGCTTGAGACACAACAGAATCACGTAATAAAGCAGTATCTAAGAACGATTCGTTTGCAACCATATTCAGATAATATGCTTGATAATGTGTATTGTATGCAAGAACGTCAAGCAAAATATTAAGACCAGATCCTTCAAAATCGTAGTCTGTAAACTCACTCTGTTGATTTAAAAATGTTTTTAGATTTTCCTTGATTGTATCAAAATCAAGTTCGGTTACGGTTAGACGGTCAGCCATTTTTATCTAATTCTCTCTAAGAAGAAATCAATCGTAATTGGATTTGGACTATTGATTATGAAAAAAGTCATCGTTACATTATATCGGTTTTCCTCAGGATAAGCAGTTGCGTTTACGCTAGAAACTCTTACTCTGGGTTCATAATTACCAATCGTTTCTTCAATTGCTCTTTCAATCTGAGACGCAATGATAGGATCAATATTTTCAAATAAAAGATTTCTTAAACTGCTACCTATTTCCGGTCTAAAAGGTTTCTCAAAATGATTTAAAGAAACTAAATTTTTAACAGCATTAATTACTGCGTATTCGTTGACATGTTTAGTCACATCTTTTTTGATTGGATGAATATTAAAATTTAAATCCAAGTCTCTAAATGATCGCTCAGAACTTATTCTGACGTTTGGAGATGTTATTGTAGTTGTCATCTTTTATTTATTCTAGTTTCCAATGAAGACTGTGCCGGAACCAGTCTCTATTGTTCCTGTATCTGGACCATTAGTTTCGCTATCATTATCTCTTGTAGTATCGCCGATTCGTGCCGCACCTTTTGTTCCTCTGTTCACATTTACTGTTTTACCATTAATTTTTATGTCGCCAGTAACATTCAAGTTATAATCTCCATCAACATATACATTAACATCACCTTGAATATAAACAGCATCATCTCCAACAACCACAGTAAACTTATCTTTCTCTACTCTTTCGGAACGAGAACCATCTGGTCCCCACTCAACATAAGAACCAGAACGATGATAGATGTGTACACGTTCTGCATTTTTTGTATCATCAAATTCTAGCGCATGACCAGACTCTGATTCATATACATTGTTATATGGATACTTTGCATTGTAATATGGCGCAGGCTCAACTTTGTTTAATCTTTTATCTTTCTTCGACTGAACAATCTCAGAGGGATAACCAGCATCATTTCTTGTAAGCCTTGAGGTCGTAGGCTCATCAAGCTTACGTGGATAATTTATTGCAGATTCATATGGTTTTACTGGAGCATTGTTCAATTCGACTTGTGTTCGTGGATCGTTGAATCCGTTTTGACGGTTCGCTTCTTTTAAAGGTATGCCAGGAAACATACCCAACATAACGAGTTCTTGTGCATTTTCACCATCAAGAAAAAAGCCAAATATCATATCGCCTTCTTTTGGAGTATACACCGATGATGTGTTTACAGGAATGCTCGGCATTGCCCACGGTAAAGAACTTGTAGGCACTTGAACTTTATTTGGATTGTGCCATCCAATACAACGAACACGACAACGACCAAGCTTTAGTGGATCTTGTCTATCTTCAACAACACCTGTCCACCAAATGAAACCGTTTTTGCCGGCAAAATCTTTCTTTTCAGATTGGGATATCATGTTCTATATGATTTGTTATATGATTGCAATAATTCATTTTGCGACGGACTGCTGACATAATCAGCCGGGTTGTTAGTCGAATCCGAAGCAACTTCAATAATAGTAAGATGTCTAGTTAATCCAATAATATGTCGTGTACCCGTAATAATATATTTACCACTTAAAGATAAATCTTCGTTATCTTTACCTTTTTGATGTGGACCGAAGCCCTGTGTTTTAAAATCAATGTTTTTGCCCGAAGTCAATTGAAAATTTCCAGGCATTGTGATCTTTAATCTTTTTGCCAGTAAATTTGAAAGAATCGATCTACGCTGCGTTAAAATCATTTCATAGGATTCGTTTTTAGAGAGTGATGTTGGATCACTTTGTTTAACATAGTTACTGTCGCCTCTAATGTAATTAAAAACACTGAGTGCTTGCTTTGAGTCGTATGTTGTTCTTGTTGACGTTTCTTTATCTCTATTGTGTATTTCTGTGTTAATACTGTTTTTATTTGCGTGTTCAATTAGTTTATAAACGTCATCAAAACTAAACTCTCTGCTACCAAATGTTCTAGTAACTGGATCAAAACCTAAGAACGTTCCTGCATTAACACCCGAACGAATTTTATCAATAAGATCATCTTGTGATAATACCTCAAAACTTCTTGCACTACTTAATTCCAAAAATGCAGAATCGTCTTGGACATTTTTAGGAGAAAAATTTATATTTAAAATCGATCTTCTTGTAAGCAATGTTGATAACGATACAAAATTATATCCTTCAGCGTTACAAAAGAATATAAATTCTGGAGAATTTTTAATACCCATTGCCCGTTTTGCACACCACTCTACCGCATCCAAAGAACTTAAATTAGGTATAATAACTTTTCTGATACCGTAAGATTGCTCAAACGCTGCCCTGCTATTTCCTGGTATTTTTAATTCTTTGGTTAAAATCTTATTGATTATATCTGAGTATGTGCTTTCATAACTTCGATTAATCTTATTTTGATCCGAATATATTAACTCATCTGAAACGAAATGCAAAATATACGATTCGCTTGTTTGATTAATATTTTTTCGATCACTCTGTTTATAGATACGAAATGCTTTTTTAAAAGAAGCAAATCCAGATGCAATTCCTTTGTTGATACTCATTGAAATAACTTCCGAGCCGTCAAACGAAAGTCTTTTTGATAATTGCATGGCATCAACAATTAGAATGTTTCCTGATGCTACAGGCAAAAATAAAGAATCAAAAAGGTTTATCTCTTCAAACATGTTGCCAATAGGAACTGGTGGTCCTCCTTTTGTTTGAATAAAAATTTCCTCAATATTATATTGTGTTGGTTCAACTAATTTCATGACGGATTAACGATCTCTCTAAATTCACTCATTACAGTTGAAACAAATTCTGGTTTTAACAATCTTATTTTTCTTTTATCTTCGTTTAAGTTTTCTTCGTACTGATAATATGTTACAGTTTCTTTTGCTATAGTTTCAGTAATTGCTGTGCCATCTGACAAGGTATAGTTTGAAGTTGACGCGGCAACATTTGCATATGTGTTAGCATCAATTTCCAATTTTTCGGTAATTGTTTTATTGTCTGTAGTAATAGCGGTTGCTTTTCTTGTTACTACTTTATAATAAGATTTTATATTTGAGATATTTTTTGCATAAGCTAATCCTGCTCCAGTTGTACTATTATTTGCATATTCTGCTCCAGAGTATTTTTCATCAACGTACTTTGTGAACGAAGCATAATTGAGTGGCCAATCATATTGAGGATCAATTATATCGTTAAAGAGTAAAACAATCCAGTGTCTTTCTGGATTATTATAAAACTTTGCCGCTATGATTTCAGGAGTATCTGAATCTTTGATATCGTATGGATAAAATGCCGATGAATTTTCTTTCAGTGTAGATTCAAAAGCGAAACGTGTAATTATATTTGTAACTGTGTCCAGACTGTTGACGTTATTTGCGCCAGATGAATAAAACGTTACGGGAAAGTTATTAAAGTAATCTGCCATTTTTTAAAATCTTGAAATACTTTGAGTTCTAGAATACATGTCATTTACCATCTCATTTTTATTCATAAAGTCTTCTTTTGTGACATAAGTAGTTTCTGTAAACTGTAGTGACATTTGAATCGCAACAGGCATACCTGTTCTACCTAATGACGGAACATTTTCACCAATTGCTTCATATGCTGACCATCCTCTTGGAGCAAAATTAACTTGAACGTTAGTCAATACACATGTTCCTATTGCAGGAATGTTTGGATTTTGACGACCACCGTAGAAAAATTTAAT